CCAGTAGTAATAACAAACAAAGTTTTAAACAGAGCAGCATTTTGTGCATCACTAAACTCCTTTGGTTCTGGTTTATTGGCGGCAATATATTCTGGTTTGTATCTACTACCGTCTGGAATCTTATCTGGATTTGCTTCCCAATACGCAGCAGCTTCCGCCCCGATGAGGCCTTGAACAGGGCACGGGGTCCCTGCATCCATCATACTCGTCCAAACACGATGGTCTTGACATAGAAGGGCCACCGCACTCACTTTCATGCCAAAAGCGTACTGGCTGCGAGATAATTTTAGAAGCTGACACAGCTCATCGTCGATTAGAACGCCTGTAGCAATACCTAAGACATTATTTTGAACTGCACCGCCCACACCAACTTTACAAATATCACTATTTGAATTGGGCAGAACGGGTGCATTTGCTGTTGGGGGTGTATTGTTTACTACCGTACTCGACACGGTATTGGTCTCAGCGTGTAAATTTTTTTTGGAGAATCCTAAACCTAGAACTAACGTAATCATAGCGATAGAACATAACCACATAAACCACTCACCTCTCATTTAACACCTCCAACGTTTACGTGCTTGTCTTAATCTTGAATTTGGATCTTTTGCTGCTTTGGGAAATTTTTTCATTTGACCAGCAGATCTAGCACAAAACGACTTTCTTCTTTTTGCTGCTTTACTACCAGGTTTTACTTTACCTGTTACTGCTGTTTTTAATTTAGAGCCAGGGTTCTCTGACCTATATCTTTTAACACCCGCAGCAGTCATTCCCGCTCCAGATTTAGTGGAGCGGTAATATTTTTTTGTTCTAGGGGGCTGTTTGTCAGCCATTAACTTAATGATTCATAACGTTTGTTAAATTCAATAATAATTGAAATTCTATCTCCTGATGTTGCAACAGGAAAAACGATATTTATGTCACCTGTGACGCCACTTGATTTAGGATTAGTAATTCCGCCAAAGGAACTAAAATCATAATCAGTTTGTCCAGTTGATAAAGACATTGCTTGATCATCTGTAGAAGCATCAAAGTTTAACTCAACAGAATCTGCCGGTGCTGTAAAAGAAGCGTTATACCAAATCTTGTTTATATCAAGATAAGTACATGCATCTCCATTTGCGTTTGCCGCTAAAGCAGAAGCATCAATTGTTGTAGTGCCTCCGTTTGAGCCATCGCTTGTACTGTGGTAAGAATAAATTAATTTCTTACCTCCATCAAAAATATTTCTTTCAGTTGCTGAATAAGCCATAATTTATCTCCTTACAATGAGTGGGGTCATTACACCCCACTCAGGTTAATTATTATGCGTCAGCGAAAGGAGTTACTAAAGTTCCTGAACCTAATAACTGTGCTTCCACATGATATTTGTTGTCAGCCATTGCTGTGCATCTAATTATGCTTCCTGCAAGACCGCCTTTTGTTGATCCGTTTAGTGTCATTACATCGTTTGATGCGCCAGAGATAAAAGTTTTACCTCCTGCTGAATCATCAATACCAATATAACAACCGCCTACGAATTTATCTGTACCATCTGTTAACACATCCATGTCAGTAGCTGCTGTTTCTACAATAAAAGTAAAAGTAGCGCCTACATTGTTAGTGTTATTTGGATCGTTTCCTGGTCCTGTGCCATTAGCATCAGCTGTAGCATCAATGGTCGGTAGAGTGAATTTGCCGTCTGCATCATTACACGTTAAAATTCTACCTGCGTGATCTGCAACTGTTAGAGTTGTATCTGCTGTTAAGCTTACTACGTTTCCAACACCTGCTCCTATGAAACCGTTAATTGATTTAACTGGTCCCTGAAAAGTTGTTTGTGCCATGTTAACCTCCTATGGTGTATAGCCCTCGTCATGTAGTCTCTATACCGTCTGCCTAGTCAGTCTACATAACTTAATTTGTCTAGGAATTAAAGTATAAAATAAAAAAGGCGGTCTCGCAACCGCCTTCTTTACCTAAGAGTCTTTACTTAAAAAGAGTTAGTTAATTATTTTATGAGCCTTGAGAACCATAAACACAACGTGGATCAGAATAGCCATAACTATATCTCTCACGAGCTTTGTATCTCATGTTACCTGTATCAAAGTCACCTTCCATACCTGTAGCAAGAGCAGCTCTTGTGAAGTGTTTAAATCCATTAGGACAGTCTGTTTTGATGAAATATGCATCAGTATCAGTTAAATAGTGATTTACTGTATAACCTTCTGGTAACATACCCATGTTTCTCAGAGCGTTAATGTCGTTGTCAGCTGTACCGACTCTTAGAGTAGAGTTTAAAACTCTATCAGTTACGAATTGAATGTTTACAGGAATAATTAACTTCCTACCATTCATAGCAACTTTTAATCCTCTCTCATCGATAAAAGCAGCAATATCAATCATCGCTTGTTCTAATGATGTCTCATTAAGGTCTGCATCGGTAGAACTTCTGTTTGAAAAAGTACCACCTAAAGTTGTTGGGTGAGCAGTATTAACTAAAGACACACCATCACCACCTGTTGTGGAGAAAGCTGTATTTAATACGTTAGCACCTTTAACTTGTTTAGTATATGCCATAGATCTAGCTAAAGCTTTGGTATAACGAGCAGACAAAGTGTCATAAAGGTTATCTTCCACTGCTTCCTCAGTAAGAGCAAATGCTAACGCAATTGTCTCGTGAGTGTATCTTGCAGTGAATGATTCTTTAGCAGTATCAAATTGAACTGCTGCACCTTCAGCTTTTACTGCTGCTTCACCAAAACCTACTAACATTACTTCTTCTTCAAAAGCTCTGTCACTAGTTTCTTGACTAAATATCTCGGCTGCTTCGTTTTCGTAACGAGCATACTCGAGGCCAAAGAGGGCGTTTAGGCCTGGTTCTAGCTCTTTGGCTAATTGACTTCTATTAATTGCCATTGTCTATTCCTTCCTATACGCCGACTGTACCAGTGTGACTACCAAGTGAATGATTATTAATTTTAATTACTAACACTGAATTATTCGCTGTTGCGTCATTATCCGGTGTGTCGTAAAAATCAATCAATCTTACTTGATGAGTTGCAGTGGTAGCGCCTGTGCTTGAGTCAATCTCAACACCTGAAATACCTGTAGTTGTACTACCGGCTCCAAATACTAAGTTGGCATTTAAGTTTAAGTCCGCTGCTACAAGATTAGATCCGACACTATCTTGTTGTGCAATGAACATTTGATTTGGGTCATCACATACAAAAGCTTTTGCATCTGTTGTTGCTAAACTTGCTGGTATGTAAGAACTCCATGTTGGTTTACTAGTTGTTGGATCAGTGTAGAACCCACCCATAAATACTCCTAGTAGAGCATCACTTGCTGTTGCAACTTCCACAGTTCCGTCATTTTTATATTTAACCGGATCCCCTGTGAAGATTGCTGTAGATTGTGAAGCTGCCACGTCGTATCGAGTTTGTCCACCGTTATTCGGATTCTGTCCAACTTTAGCGATCGGTCTAAGACCGAATGGGGCATCTATATTTGCCATGCTTTATCATCCTTTACAATGTTTTTTTGATGATAAAAAAACTAACCGCTAGTCTTTTTTCCACCAAAAGTTACTCTATTTTGCCTCTCTTGAGAGATAGGCATACTAGGATGCTCTTCTTTATATAGATCGTTTTCAACTGATGCTGTCTGTTCGTCAGTTAAGCGCCTGAAGTAAGCGTCTCTATCTTCTTTTACTTCGATAGGACATCTCATCAATAACAATCCACCAACTCCGATGACACCTTTATACTTACCATCAACGACAGAAGGTAAATCTATTCTGTCTGGATATTCTTTAGCCATGACAAATTCATAACCTGATCTTAAACGGCCCATGACGTTTTTTTCGTCCTGTTGACCTCTAAATTCAGTTCGAACCCATCTATGGTGAAATCCTTCTGGTGGCTCTGGTGCCTCTAAGCTAGACGGAGGAACCCATCCTCTCGGGCGAGCACCCTTTTCACGGGTTTCAACTTTGCGTGAGGTTTTATTTATATTTTCATTTTTATTATCTTCCATTTACGCCTCCTTCACGTGTTTTGCGTATTCTTCTAAGGGCACACCGAGTTTTTTCGCTATGGCTACCTGTGAGGGTGTGAGTCTTACAGTGCGGCGTCCAGTTGACGAGTTGCGAACGACTGAAGCAACTTTTTGCTTGGGTCGGGCTTCCCCACCATCAGAAAATTTGTGGGGGAATTCTTTTCGTATACGTTTGTCTATCTCACTATAATATTCATCTGTTCTCGGGTCAACCCCTTCTTGAACTAATTGTTGATGTATATCATATGCCGTATACGTCATTGCATTGTCATTTCCAAACCATTCATTCTTCTGTGCCCACGCTTCTGCTTTAGGGTCAGGTTGTGTTTCTGGTTGAGAATTAACTTTTTGATTAACTTGTTGTTCGACAGTTTCTTGAGGTGCTGCTTCAATTTCAGCTTTTCTATTAGCAGCTTTTGCTTTTGAAAGTTTTAATCTTTCTGCCTCAATAGTCAATCTAGCTATTTCTTGATTAGCAGCAACTTGTTTTTCTACATCATTTGCTTGAATTGCAGCTTCAAGTGCTCTTTTTGCAAATTCATTTTGTGTTGCTAGTGATTTTTCTCTCTCACCTAAGTAAGCTTCGTTTTGATTAATACTACTAGATCTACTTTTGTCTAACTCTTCTTTTGCTTTTTTAGCATATTCAATTGCGGCAGCTTCACGTCTTTCAGCTTCACGCATTTTTTTAGTTAACTTATCTATTCTTTTTTTAACACCAGCACTATATTCTTCTAATTCATTCTCAGAAGTTGTTTCTTCTTGTGCTGGAGTTTCTTCAACTACTTTTATATTTGACTCAGAAGTTTGTTCTACTGGTTTAGTATTAGATTCCCCTTGAGCTTCATCTTTTAATTCTACGTCTACTGAATCTCCCGAGGTATCAATAGGAACCATTTTTTCTTCTTCTGATTTTATTGTTTGAGTGGTTTCCATTTATCTCTCCTAAAATATATTAGCAGGTAGAATATCTCTAGGGTCATCTACTGTTGCTATTATCTCATCATCATTAATGATACGCAATTCTCCACCTTCTATTTTTATTCTAGATCCTGCGTATCTTGTTATTAAAACCCAATCACCTACCTTGCACCATGGGCCAGTAGGAAACCTAGATTTATCTTTATATGCATCAGGTCCTATTGCTAAAACCTTACACACATTTGTAGATACCTGTGATTGTTCGATTGTGTCTTCCGTAAAGATAATTCCTGAAGAAGTTTTTTCTTCAAGCTTAAGAGGAAATAGAACCATTCTAAATCCTGTTGGCTGTGGAACTTTCTCTAATTCTTTCTTGTCCTTTGTTTTTTCAGCTGTTTTTTTATCCCATATGTTCTTGGGTAATATTAGCTTACTTTTTGTGGCTTCCTTGATCATCTTCTAGCTCCGTTTTATTTAGCAGGTCCGTGAGTTCCTGTTGTTCTTGTTCTAGGGCATGAAGTTTACCAGTTAAATACCGATATTCATCCCAATTTTTTGTTCCTGACAATATAGCTTGTTTTACTTGCTCTTGTCTAGCGATTAATTGTCTTTTGTAATATGTAAAAAAGTTTTCTAATTGCATATTATGCTAAACTAGCCATTGTATCTGACATTCGTTTTGCACGATTTGGAGTCTGTTTTGCCCAACGTGAATCAAGCATTTCAGCCGCTGCTTTTTTATAATTTGGCGGTGTTTCATCTTTTAACGCAGACCACATGTTGCGGAACTTACTAACACCTGTTTTTCCAAGCTGAAAAACCATCTCGACGATAATCTCTTTACAGTGATCATGAACTGTATATTCGCCCAATAACTCTTCTGCACCTGATATAGCGTTTTCTAAATCTTTTTCCAATATCTCCATTAAAAATTCTTCGTCATATTCTTTATCGTCTTCCCAAAAATCTTCGACGCAAAGATGGCCGACGCCCACCGTTCTCTTTCCTAGTGTGTCAAGGTACACTTTATTCCTATACCCTTCGTTAGAACGCACTGAAGCTAAAAGTCTTTCCATATCCATTTTTATTTACCTTTCTTTAACGTAAAGCTATCCCATATCCTTTAGTGGCTAATCCACCTGATCTAGCTTTAAATGTTTTAACATTAGTTGGTTTGCCTCCAGGATTACCTGCCGCTCTTTTTCTTCTAACTGCAGATCTTCTTTGACTGTCTGACATTCTTGCTGCTTTTGCAGCGGGGACACATTTAGGATAACCTTTTCTTTTTTCACCTTTGCTTCTACCACAAGGTTTGAAGCCTCCGCCTTTTTTAGGTGCTCCTATATCTACCCATTTTTCTTTGACCCATTCTCGTAAACCCTTTTTTGCCATTATCCACGAGCCGTCACTTTTCTTTTTCCTTCCATAACAGCGCCACAACCTTTTGCAACGCCACCTTGATTGTAATTAGAAATCTTTTTTCTTGACTGAGATAGTTTGTTACCATCTCCTATCATACCGCCTGTAGCTTTTTTATTTTTTTTACCTCCAGGAGTTACTTTACCTGAACAAACAGCACCGGCGTACATATTAGCATATGCGCTCGGATAGACCTTGAATTTCCGCTTAGCGGCAGCCTTACCTCTTGCACATAATTTACCCATTATTTTTTAGCAGCTCCATAACCTCTTGTAGCAAGTCCACCACTTTTTCTTTTGATAAGTGAACCACCTCTTTTTTTCTTTACAGGTTTTGGTAAAACACCTCTACCGATTAAAACATCTTTCTTTGTTATTTTTCCGTCTCCACTTAAATCTTTCATTTCATATCTCCTATTTCTTTTTAGAAATCATTCCTTTAATTCCAGGTGCTGCTCTCACTCCTAGTGAAACACTACACGCTAGATATAACAGATGTGTGTAATATTCCGGAAGAGTTTCTAGTATCTCAAACCCTCTTGCAATGTGTGGTTGCATGAAGGGTAAGAAGCTACAGATTGCAGGTACCATCAAGGCTAGAAGAACAAATTCGTCTTTCCAGCTCCCTTTCATTTGATCTACAGCCGAAGCCTCCCACGCAACTTTTCCGGCAATTTGCTGCTCTTTAAGACTCTTCTGTGCCTTAATCTCAGTTAATTTTAGGTCTGCTTTTGCCTTCTTTGTTTCGACGAAACCTTTTACTGTATCTCCGATAATTGATGTGAGGGGCCCGACTAATAGATTTAACATTATACTGCTTTAATAATTAACCATAAAGCTACAACCGCAATAACTACCATTGCAACCTTTTTCTTATTGATGTTGTTCCACATCTTTTTAGCTTTTTGTAACATGGATTCCTCCTTTAGAATACACCTTTGAAAGGCACTTTTTTGATCTGCATCTTACTGCGCTGACCTCTCGGTCCTGAACCCAAGTTTTGCACAACTTTTGGCCCAACAGATTGTACAGAAGCTGTTGAAATACTCGATTGTTGATTTGCATTAGACATGTCTTCTTTAGCAACAGTCATTTTTGCATTTGGATAGAGTTTTCCATTTATATATTTAGCTTTCATGTTCTTCTCCTAATGTATGGTTGGTTTAATTAATTCATTAAAGTCAGCCAAACTTGTTTCCCACAATTGCGAGGCTTCCTCATTATTGAAATTGTCAAAATATAATAATTTAGCCACGCTAATCATAGCGCCAGCTAATAGTATACAATCTTCCTGATTTTTTCCAGTATTTTCTACAAGCTTCATAAGCACTCCAAACAGTCTTCTTAGCTTAATATCAGCAGGAGTTAGTTTTTTATCGTTAGGATCAAAATAAGAAGCCTTAAACTTTATTTTTGACATCATTTGCTTTCGTTAAATTAACATTTGCTCGTAATTGAGCTATGTCCTCTTGTGATTGTATGCGATCTTGTGCTATTTTTGCATTTTGATCTAATTTAGCTTGATCTAGTCCCATTTTTGTTTGATCAGCCATGGTTTTTCTCTCTAAATCACCCGCTTTTATGTTAATTTCTTGTTGTTTTAGGTCAACTAGAGGATCTTGACTACCTTCTTCTAAATATTCAGCCTCTTCTGTTACCATTTCTAGTGTCATTTCGGCTACTTTTTCAGAAATTTGTTGTTCCATAGACTCTTGTATCTGTATTTGTACTTCTGGAGGTAGTTGACCGTTGTATTGCATTGCAGTTTGCTCTATTGCCTGTGCATTTTCTTCTTCAACCTCTTCTCTTGCCTGTAGTCCAACGTGTTCCATGATATGTGACTGTAATATAGCCATTGTTGGTGGATTATTTTTGACTAAATTTGATGTCATGAACGCTCTGTGAGCCTCTATGTGTGCTAAATGATTTTGATTTCTAAAAGCAGTCAAAGGTTGGTTCTTTAAAGACCCTGCATTTTCTACAGCAGGGTCCATAGGTTGAGGTCCTTGGGGCGAGGGAAGGATAGCTTCAATATCTTTGACTCCTAAAGCTTGATACATTCTTCTATACGCTTCATACATGTTATGAGAAGCGGGATCAGCTTGAGCTAATTGTAATTGTGTTTGCGCCAACGTAACACGTTGAGACATAGAAAATATATTAGGATCAGAAACAGGTATGATATCTATATCACTACTAAAATCTTCTGCTTTTAAACTTTCAGTTGCTTCTTCTCCAACATCGTATGGATAAAAAGGCGGTAAAGATTCTGCAAATATTTTTGCTAATAATTTAAATTCTTGTTTTTGTGCATAGTGTAATCTTTTGTGTATGGCAGACATAATTCTTGCACCACGTTCCATGAGGGCCATTGTTGTCCCCACAGGAGCATTCGCTGCAACACTGTCTCCTATTTTTTGATCTGCCACAGAAGCAAATCTTGTTCCAGCTTCTACACAGAAACCAAGTAACTGAAATAGAGTTCCACTAGGTTCTTTGTAAGGAAGAGGAACTAAACCCTCTCTTAAACTACCACCAGGTGCGTCTACATCTCTAAATTCTCCAGGTTGTAATGGATTATCATCATCTTTTATCCTTAAGCCTCTTGCTTTAAAACCTGCTGGTAGATTGGATAAAGTGCCTGCATCTAGTAATTGTCTTAACGCAGCAGTAGCAGTTCTTGATAAACCACCAAGCATGTGAATTAAACCAAAGCCGTAGAAACTAAATCCCGGTAAAAACTTATAATGAACAAAATAAGAAATCTTTTTTCTTGTAGGATCTTGTTCTTTAAAATTTCTGTAAATAGATAATACTTTTGATGAGCCTTCATCTATTGTTACTATGTAAGGAACTTTAATACCATCGTCTGCGTCAACACCTGGAATGTTTAGATCAACATGAATTTCTAAAAGCTGAAAGTCATCTTTTGTATAAGAAGTTTTTTTAACTCCTGATATGTCATTTTCTTTTTCTTGAAGTTGTGTTTCATCGTCATGAACTTGAAGATCTACATCTCTGTAGAAACCAGCCACTTGTAGTTTACGAACCTCGTTTTGTGATTTTCTAACAGTGTGTGTTACTCTTTCTGCGGTTGATAAATCAGTAGCAAGATAAGGAACATACAAATCGTCAGAAGGAATAAACTTTGATACTGCTCTACCTAAACCAGCGTCATAGTAAACTTTCTTAAAAGCAGAACCTGATAACGGTAAGTAAAAAAGCAAAGAATCTAAATCAGGATCATACTCTTCCATCTCATGCATAATCTGATAGTTCATATAATCTTTAACACGTTGAGCCTGAGCTTCTTTTGCTGTGGTCAAAGATCCAATAATTTGTGTATTTACAGGTCCGCCTGCTGGTAATAATTCTTTGTATGCTTGAGCTTGAAATTGTGTGATGGCTTCTGACAACATTGGATGTGTTACGGAACTCGCACCTGCGAAAGGCATTGTTCTTTCTTGATACTTAAATCCTAAAAGATCTAATCCTTTTTTGTAAGTGTCTTCCCATTCCTGTCTTGAAGATTTATCATCCTCAAATGATTGACGAAGATCACTAGAAATATTTGCTAGTTCGTCTTCATCCAACACCTCTGCTAGGTTCATATCAAAACTAGTTGGTATTAAATTTTCCTGTTCACCTATTATCGCTGAACCATCATCAAGTATTTCTACTTCTGGTTTTAAACCCTCTTCTACCTGCATATTAACCATCTGACCGACGGCTTCTTCTTGTGCTGGTATAAACCCCTCTGGTTGTCCTGGTTGTACTTTTTTATCTATCGCCACTATGCTGCCTCAAATATGTCAATGTTCTCTGGAGTATACATAAATCCACCAGATTTCCTATGAGTTTTATGTGGTAACATCATTTCAGGAGTTAATTTTATTGCAAAAGCATCTTCAAATTTATCATTGCCTTCACCATCTTTAACTTTAACTTTTATTATTTTAAATTCTGAATTGTTCTCTTTTGCTGCTTTCTTTAATATTTTTTCAAGAACAGATGTAAAATGTTTTCCTTTAGAATCCACAGAGTTAGGACCTCCATAAAATTCTTCCATTCCTATTCCTTTCAACAGTGTGCCAGCATCCTTAGCAGCATCTCTTTCTGCCTTGGTCATACTAACACTTCCTTGTTGACTATATCTTTTTGTAATGTAGTTGCTTGGAGAAATGGCATACCAAGTGGCTGCACCATCCGCTTGCTCTTCAAATAATCTTCTTGAAGCTATTGCTAGATCATTTTTGATTAAAGCAGAGCCCCACTCTGTTCTGTTTTTGAAAGGAACGTTTGGATATAGATACTCCATGGCTCTTGTGCTTAAAGATGTCTGTAAGTCAGCTAACATTTTTGATTCTTCTTCTGCAGCTTTGAATGCTTTCTTTTTTAAATCTTCAGAGGGTCTGATTCCAGCGTTAGCTAGTTCTTCAAAAACTTGTTTGTTTTTTGCAAACTTATCTAAAAACGTTTGCATTTCCTGTGCTGTTTGAAACATCGGTCTGAAGACTGTTTTATTTGCAATAAAAAACTCAACGACCTCAGGATTTAAATTTTGATAATCATATCGTCCTGTAATAGCGTTTCTTCTAGTGGTGGCATTTGCATCTATCAAGTCGCCTAATTGTTTTGTTAATTTTTCTTCAAACTTTTTTGCTTGTTGTAAGATATCGGATTGTATTTCATCTGCAAAAGTAACCATAAACTTATTTCCTTGAATCGCTTGATTATGCATCTCAAGTTTTTCAATATCTTTTATTAATTTTTCACCAAACACTCTTATCTGATTATATAAAGGCTCATCGATTTCTTGCACTAAGTTATCAAATCTTGCATAATAATCGTTAATATCTTTCATCGGTAAATTTTCCAAAGGAACATCTAAGTCTATATCAAAAAGCGTGCTTATTGCTGGATCTTCTGAGTTTTTGATTTTATTTAAAGCTGATATTTTTAAAGCTTTTGTTTGATCCATAACTTTGTCTATATTTTTATTTAAAGTGTTTACTTCTTTTTTACCTAATTTACCTATTCCTGAGTCAGTAGCGCTAGGATCATACGCTGGACGATCACTTGATCGTGTCCAACCTAATACATAATCTTCATCAAAAGAGTGAGCGGGATCTCCCTCTCTAATTTTTCCAGGATCTAACGGAATATTTTCAGGCTCCAAATACAAAACATTTTCTCTATAAGATCCAGGGACATACCCTTTCTCCATATATTGATCTGCGTATTTAGGACTTTTAGTTCCTCCATATATCTCATTTCCGTAAGTCACTGTTTTAATATTACGAATAGGAGCTTCTCTAACTATTTCTAATAAATCATTTTTATTTATTTTAAGTCCGTTCTTTGCTGCTGTTCCTATATATCCATCTAAAGCATAATCACTGACTTCTGCTTTTGATATACCTTTTGCATTTAAAAAATCATAGAAAGCTTCTACAGAATCAAAACTATCCGGTGTGTTAGGATCCATTAATCTAGCTTCTATGCCAGAATAAAAAACATCTTCTGTCTCTTCAGGAGAATCTATAATTGTTTTTTCTTTTTTTGTAGCTACGGCTGTTGTTTCAGGAATCGTGTCATCTAAAACTTCTTCCACACTGTCCTCTACTACCGCCTCTTCTTTAGGTTTAATTTTATTTTTTATTGAGTTAAGAATATTGTTCTCACCTTTTGTAAGATTTTGCGTAAGAATTTTTGCTTTGTCGATATTAGCTACGGCCCACGCTGGAACTTTTCCAAATAACGCTACCTTAGTACCTTCTATCTTGTCTAAAAAATCACCTGCTTGATTTAAATTTCCTTCTAAAGGCGTATCCAAATCAAATATATTTAAATCTTGTATACTTTCATATCCTGGTTGATTTAAATATTCTTCTAGGTTGATGTAAGGATCCTCTTGTGTAATTGGATTGCTGTAAGGTCCACCATATTCACTTGGAGTATAATCAATAGTTCCTGGACCACCGCCCTTGGACATTTCTTTTGGTCTATCCACTACTTTGTCTAAAACAAAAGCCGAGGGAACCAATGCTGCAACGTTTCTAATAAGTTTTGGTATGGTTGTTTTTACTTTTGGCAAAACATCAATCAATGCTTGTTTTATTCCTCTATTGTTTAAAGTGTCCATAAACTGACCCACTTGATAAGGATAAGCTTCTTTTAATTTCGCATAAACTTTTGGAGACTTAACAGCAAGTGTTTTTAAACCCTTTGCCATACCCACTATGCCAGTTCCAAAAGAGGCAATAGAATCTAATGTGTCAAAAGCTTTTCCTTGCTTTGATGTGTATTCTAGTGTTGGAATATTTAAGATAGGAATTTGATCCTCAGGGTCGTCAAGAACAAGTTCTTGATAAGCGTTATATGCTGTGGCAGGTAATTGTGCCATATCTAAAATAAAATTACCTGTTTCTGCAGCAACGTTAGGAACAAGCCTAGCCATATCTTTCATTGTTTCTATGGCGTCTTCTCTTTGTTCTGGAGTTATTTCTTTGTTTCTACGATTTTTTCTTTTCTGTGTTGGACGTTCTTCTGTTTCCTCAAGATCAATATCAAAAAGGTCTTCTCTAGTGTAATTTAAGTCTTCTTTGGCCATGTTAATCCGAGTTTAACATTTCTTCTATGTTAAGCAAACCCCCTTGTTTAAGATTAGCTATCTCTTTAGAGCTTTTTAAAGGTTTAGGCGGTCCTACTGTATCAACGGGTTGAGGCACAATTCCTTTCTTTTCAGACGTTAGCAACTGCCCTAGATTAGAATACTCCTTGCCAAAAAACATTTCTTCATTTGTTTTAGGATTAAAATATACAAAATTCAAACCTTGATCAGCAAGTTCACTATTTAACATGTTAAGTCTAGCGTTCTGCTGCGCCATGTCGGTTACAAACTGACTTAATTCTAAATCTCCGCTATCAAATTTAGTTTGTAATTTTTCTTTATCTAACAAAACTTTTTCTATTTTATTACCTAATTTAATCTTGTTAAGATTTCTTTCTCTTGTAGTTAAATAAGTAGGAGCTCTATACATACCTACTCTACTTTGTAAATAAGGATCTTGTCCTGCAAATTCATTAAATTCTCTTAAAGATGGTTTACCCATGCGATGTTCTTTTTCTAACAAATCTTTAAAATATCCTCTTTCTAAAAGTGTTTTAGCTTTTTT